GTGCGTTTGCGAGATGTTGATGTGGAAGTGATTGTTGTCCGAAGATTTACAAACTTTGTCACGGAAGAAAAAGTTGATCAATTAGGACAAGAACTAGTCGCATGGGTTCAGAAGAATCAAGAGTATACAAATAATACTCGAGTAGAAGGACCTGTTCGTGTAGCAAGATTTGATCCAATGTGGACAATACCTTTTCTTCGTAGAAATGAAATACATTTATTAGTAGATATTTAAATGAAAGATAATAATCCTGCAGTGAAATATATTGATACTCCAGGTTATCGTGGAGATGACCGCAGAAGACCAGAAAATTCTCCAAGAGTTCCATGTATGGTTCCTGTTACTGTTGATGATGAATCACCAGATAAGGAACCATATTATGGAAAAGTAATGAATATCGCCCATGGAGGTTGTAAACTATTCACACATGAACTAGTGAATCAATCTGCTTTATTGAAAATTACCTTCTATTTGCAAAGAGGTAATGATTTTCAAAAGTGTACACCAATCACTGGTCGTGTAGTCCATGTACATAGAAAAGGATCAAATTATGTTGTGAATGTAGATTTTCGTGGTGCTGTTTTTCATGAACATGGTATCCAAGAACTTATAGATTTAAATTCAAAATGAAATTATTGATTTTTTCTTTTATTGCGTTTGCAATTTCATCCTGTAGTTCCAGCAGCTATAAACTTTGTGATGTAGAATATTATGAAAGAGCCTGGTCAACTGCTGATTTAAACCGGTGTATTTAATACCTACGAGCAACTAATATGGACAAACAATTATTAAAAGACATTAATAATGTTATTAATGAAAAAGATGAACTTGATGAAAAAATTGTACCTGCTGGAAATACAAAACAAAATTGGAACGTTTCTCTTCCGGCAGCTAAAGAACGTGCAGAAGCGCAAACCCAAGAAAGAAGAAAAAAAGAGAGGCGAGAAAAAGTTCTTTCTGATGATGAAAGAAAAAAGATTGTTGATAAAAGAATGGCGGAAAGAAGACAAGCAAGTGATAAGGAAGGTGGCACAAAGAAAAAAGAAGACATTTATCATGAAATCAATAATATTGTGAACACAATTGATAAAAATAAAAGTGGTAAAAAGAATGATTTGAAGGATCGTATTAAAAGTAAAATGTCTGAAGATGTTGCAAGCCGGACACAAAACTATAGACCTGAAGATTTAAAAACTTTATCAAATACCTCAACAGGAGAAAATAAAAAACGAAGAAGTCAAACACCTGAAATGAAAAAAGAAGCTGAACGAATGCTTGATATAGTAAAACAAAAATTTTCAAAATTAATTGCTCAAGGGAATTACAACCAAGTGATTTCTACATTGAAACGATTAACAGAGGAAAATGAGAACAACAATGCCAACAAAACAAAATAAACGAGGAGCAGAGCGTTACCGGGTTTTATTACCGGCACAAATGACTGCGCCTCATGCACAAGGGGTAATGGTTCGTGTAGTTGATATAAGTTCTGCTGGTTGCCGTTTCATGACAAAGGCATCTTTAAATATTCAGACTTCAATCACCATGCAATTTTATAAAGCAGTAGAACATGTTGATGAAGAAACAAAACAAATTCATATCAAACATGTTCCATGTCATAATATTAGTTGCCGAATTGTGAGATTATTTAAATCAGCAGAAAAAAACACAAATGTATATTGTGCCGAATTTATGGGTGTAATTTTACCAGAACATGGTATTCATGAAATTCTCACCGACCTTGAAACAGTTCGTAAAGATAATCGTGCCGCAAAAATTAATTCCGCTGCGGTGGAAAAGGAAACATATAAAGAATGAAATCTATTATTCTCTTTTTGTGTGTGCTGTTGATTTCATTTTCAGCATACGCAAAAGAGACATTTGTTCTTACTTCAAAAGATGAAGTTAAAATAGATTTAGTTAAGCATGTATACTTTCTTGAAACCGAGCAACGTTTTTGGTCTGGTAGCAATTTCTCGTTCTCCGAATTAGCAGAAGCTAATTGGCAAGATTCATTAAAAAATCAGAGAAGTTATATTCGTGGCTTTTGGTTAAAGCTTGTAGTTTTTAATAAAACAAATTATACATACTTTGGTTTAGGTCATGAAAATTTAGATCAATCAATTGTATATACAGAAGTTCGTAATAATGTAGAAAAGAATACATACATTCATAAAGAGACTTCAATTCTTGATTCACTCACCGGTCAAGATTTCTATGACAATATGCAAATTCGCATACCTCACAATTCATCCGCAAACATTTATACTTGGATTCAAACTGACAACTTCAATCGTTGGTATGGAATTACAAGACCATATGAACAAATATATTTGACCGAGTGGGCTCAATTACAAAAAGATGTTTTGTTTACAATCGGCACAAAAGCCGCATTTGTAATTTTTGCTTGGACATTCACTCTGTATTTTATCATCACCCTTCTAATTAATTTTCGACAAGTTAATTTATTTCTGTTCACAATTACTGCAGCAACTGCAAGTTTATATACATTTGGTGAAATTGGTATTGGCTATTTAATTCACATGCCAAAGATGTTTACTATTTCAAATCTATATGCAATTGTAGTTGCAACTGGAATATTAGCTTATAATCAATTTGTTTACATGATGATCCAAGGTGAACGTTTTTATCCAATTCTTAAAAAGATTCAGATAGGAACACAATCAGTTACTACCGCCGCTTTATTTGCAAATATAATTTTATTGTTTTTCTTTCCTACAAAATTTGAAACAGACCTTATAAAATATCCATTATTCGATATTCCATTAGGACCTTCATTTGTTCCGCCATTGTCAATTATTATTTTTTGGGTGATACAATTGGTACCATTGATTGTGTTTGCTGCAATTTCAACAAAACACGGAAAGGTATATTCAATTTCTTTGTTAACAAGTATGGTCTTTTTATTATTGATACCATTAAAATATATTTTAATTTTAAGATTTAATGTACCTTTTGATGCATTACCAAGTTCTGAATTTTTATTAGGTGGTTTAATTTGTCTATTAGGTGTTACCGCAACACTCAAGATTCGTCAAACAGAAGCAGAGCAATTAACTGATCAATTAAAACTTAAAGAATCATATGCAAGATTTGTACCTGAAGAATTGAATTTATTACTGAATAAAAAAAGAATCACTGATGTAACTCTTGGTGATCAAAAAGAATATGATATGTCAATTTTATTCACAGACATTCGTGGGTTTACTACAATCAGTGAAAAGATGACACCAGAAGAAAACTTTAAATTCATCAATGATTTTCTAGTTCATATGACACCAATAGTCCGTGAGAACAATGGTTTCGTGAATAAATTTATTGGTGATAGTATCATGGCAATTTTTCATAATGATATTACTGATGCTGTTCAATGTTCAATTGAAATGATCAAAAAACTTCAATTGTTTAATAATTATTTAATTGATTCAGCATATGATCCAATTAAAATTGGTGTTGGTGTAAACTCAGGCAAATTAATGTTAGGTACACTTGGAACACATGACCGAATGGAAGCATCTGTTATTGGTGATGCAGTCAATCTTGCTTCACGATTGGAAGCATTAACCAAGTATTATAATTGCCCGGTGCTATTATCTGGACATACTGTCCAGAAGCTTCCAGAGTCTCGCTACCGGCTTCGAATGATCGATAGCGTAGCAGTAAAAGGTAAAGAAGAAAAAACTGATATTTTTCAACTTTTGGATGTTTATACAGAACCGATGATTGAATTGAAGCAAAGACTTTTACCGCTTTTTGATCGAGCATATGATGCATTCATGAATGAAGAATTTATTCGTGCCGATTTAATGTTCAAGGAAATTATTGCAGAAGATCCATCTGACCATATTGCAAAACTTTATATTGAACGTTGTGAGGATGAAGGTGAGCATATGTCAGCAGAAAGAAGAAGAATTTTCTTTTTATGACTTGACATTACGTTTACATCTGATATGATCATTGTATTCACAAACTCTAAAGGAGCAAGTCATGTCACATCCATTCGAAGAAACCCTCGCCGGTTCAACGCCAGACTACACTTTTACTCGCCTAACTGTTGGTGGTGAACACTGCAATCACTGTGGACGACCAATCAAATATCTCTGCCATATTGAAGATGCAAAAGGTCAAGAATATATTGTAGGTACTACTTGTGTTGAAAAGACGAATGATGCAACCATTGGGAAACCGATGAAACATGCTTTGGATGATCTTCGTAAGAAAATGCGACACAACAAAAAGGTTGAAGAACGTTCTCGAAGAAGAAGAGAACGATTTAACACCAAGTGGTCACCAATCATGAAAGTCCTTGCAGACACACCAGGACACTTTGCAAGGTCTGTGCTTGAAGGACTTCGCAATGAAGTTGAGCCAAGAGGACGAGGTATTGAAGTCTGCTGTAAAATTTATGCAGAATTCCTAGCAAAACGAGGATCAGACTTTGAGATTGAATTCAAACGAATGCACAACCGTTTGATGTATTAAAATTCTCCCTCCGATCGACTCGGAAATCTTGAAACTGGGTGGTCGTATGGTTTATCATTTGAATAATAGCCTCCTGAATCTTTGAGTGACCATGCGCCACCATCTACCTGGTCTGGTGAAAATGCTTTTGCAAATTCTTCTATAAACGAATGGTGCTTTGCTGCAGTAGATTCCAAATTACCTTTAGTATCACCTAAATCCGCCGTTGTTGCTGCAAGTGCAGATGCTGTGCCTGCTAATGATGAATTTAATGTAGTGATTTGACTCTGTAAATTTGACAATGTTGAATTGATATTTGTAATTGCAGTACTTAAATTATCGAGTTCCAACTGGACGTCTGGATCAATAGGCATAAAACTCTCCTAATAATAAGTTGATAATAAACTATTTATCTAAATAATAGGAGATAATCCACCTCAAAAATTCAATAATATACTATTGGTGAAAAATGTCTTCTATTCAAAGTTTAGTTACCACGAATACATTCGGCGAATGGATGTATCGTATTAATGATTTAGTTACTGAGAATAATTCAGCAACTGCTATTGGCTCTCCAAATGCTCTCGTCCGTTTTGATTTAAATAACACACTTGAATTTAATCACTGTAACATTGAAACGTTAACTGCAAATGCATCAATCACAATTGGCGCCGGTCCTACAGTTTCAAACATCGCAACAGATATGCATCTTGTTGATGATAGTACATTAGTTACTGCAAAAGGTATTGATGATTATGTTACAACTAAATTTAATAGTTTAATTGGTGGTGCAAATACAGCATATGATACATTAAAAGAACTTGAAAACGAACTTAAAAATAATGACAATGATATAACATCTATTCTAACTTCAATTGGAACAAAAGTAAATAAACCTGCTTCTTCTTTTGTAACAGCCAGCAATGAGTACTTACAATGGAATGGCTCATCACTAACAAAAAGTGCCATCAATGTTCGCACAAATGCGGAGATTGAAGAATTGATCTCAAAATCAAGTGGTATTGGTTTGAAAAATCAAATTAATATTATTAATGCAGATAACTCAAGAGAAGCGAGTCCAGAATGGATTATATTTCAAACTTATTTACCAAACAATAGTACAGATTTAACTACAGCACTTGCTAGTGGTCAGAATGCAGCAACCATATTTAACAATTGGAGAAGGTTCTCACATTCAACTTCAGGACCAAATGCTAGTGAATTAAATGCATTTGTTTATGACGCCGCAAATGAACATATTGATTGTACAATTAACACATCAACTTATGTTGGTTTTTTGAGCGCAAAACAATTTGATGATTATGAACTTGATGTTCAATTAACTGCAGCAAGTGGTCCAGCTGGTGCAGATAATGATCGAATGGGATTAGTGATTGCTTCTACAGAGGACAGTGGTATTGACTATACACTATCTGCAATTCGTAATCATGATAACAATGGAGTATCATGGGCAATATATTATAATTATTTACAATCTTCTGAATCAACAATCATTGATGGTACTTCGACAGTGCCGCATAAAGTAGCACAGGCAAATTGGAGTACAATGCCAAATGGTACAAGTATTCGAATTCGTAGAGAGGGTGATATTATAAAATGTTGGACAACACAAGATGATGAAACAACAATTGATACAAATACACTACTTGAGATTGATCTAAAATCTGATTTAAAACTTGAAAAATTTCGTGGTAAAAAATCATATGGATATGCCTGTTTCTCACAAGGAGCACGTTTTTCAAATATCAATTTTATAAATTATGCTCAAGATAAATTTGAAGAATATGTTTTTGATATAAGTTCAACGCCTGTGGCAGTTTATAAACCACAAAGTGATGGTACGTTTACGCTCGAAGCTGGTGAAACTCTTAGTTCTGCTATTGGCCCAGGAAGATTAGTTCGTGATCGACTAACAGGACTATTATATTATATTGACCTTGACGGCAGTTTGATCAATATTACATCTGAAGGTTTTCAAAATATTGAATTTAATAAAAGCATTTTACTTGGCTCAAAAGCAAATGTAAGTTATGCGAATGATACTACATCTGGTGAAACAGGAATTGATAATTCAGGTATTGGTCTTGGACCTTCAGTAGCCCATGAACATTCATTACCTATTCTTGGTGGTCAAATACAAGATTCAGTTAATATTGCTGCACCATGGATGTATGCTCATGCCATTGAAGATATTACATCAAGAAATTATCTTAGCAATGGGATCTTGCTTAGTGACCAAGCACGAACACCATCTGATCAAACTGTATCACCAAGTCATGTTGGCATTTTTGCTGGTGGTGATCTGACATGTACAATCGGTGTAAGTGGTCTTGATATGTTGACAAATCCGATCACCGGTGCATCCACAATCACTGCAGATGGTGATATCAAATCAATGACAGGTGATATTCTTGCCGCAGCATCTGATGACCGTTTGAAAACAGTATTGAGTCCGATTAAAGATGCACTTGATAAAATTGCAAACCTTGATACATTTGCCTTTGCATATAATTCAACAGCAAATGATTTAGGATTTGATATGAATAATCATGTTGGTGTTAGCGCACAACAACTTGAAAAAGTCATGCCAGAGTTAGTGAGACTTGCGCCAGTAGACGATAACGGAGAAGGCGTATCAGTATCAGGTGAAAATTATTTAACTGTTGATTATCCTAAACTTTCTGTGCTTTTGCTTAAAGCCATTCAAGAACTTAAACAAGAAATTGATGAACTTAAAAACAAATGACACTACAATCATCGGGTCAAATTGCTTTAAGTGATATACAAACAGAATATTCAAGAACTGATCCAAATTTAAAAGCATATTATGGAGCTAGTACTGGTATACCTACAAGTGGTAGAATAGGTATTAAAGATTTTTATGGTGCAAGTTCTGTACCACCTTTTGATGGAGTATTGATTGATAACCTATTAGTCAATAAACAAACACTACTTGAACCAGATACTTTAAACTGGTTAAAAACACCAATAACTAAAATCAATGCCCAATGGGACATAAAGATAGATGGTATATGGTGTCAAGCGAAATGTTGGAACCTTCCAATAAATCAAACAAATGTCAATAATGGAAGCGGTGGTATTATTGATATGAGCAGGTCAGCATGGCAAGCAAATGGTACTCGTTTTTTAATTACGCAAGATCCTAATGGTTATCTTGGTGAGCTTTTTGACATGGGATATATGGCGAATAATCAAGATAGTGCAATATATACATCAACTCATGCTCCGGTTCCACATATTGAGAATAACACGGGAACTCATTTTACCTTTTATTCATTAGGTACATTTGCTGGTGGTATTCTAGTTGAAGATATGAATTATTCACATAAAAGTGACCTTATCGTAAGACCTCGTACAGGTGCAACACCATGGGGACAAAGATTAACACTTAGTCAGACAAGGTACATATATTTGGCAAATGGCGTTACAGGTTTAGTTGATGTTCTTTTGTATACAAAGCCACCTATAGTTTCTGGATATGCAGGACATAATGTACAAGTTCAATTAATAAGCATGTCCGGAACAAATATAGTTAAAAAAGAAACTTATTGTACTCCATATGTTTATAAACATAACAATATGATATGGCCAGAAAGTTTGATTAATCATAATATAATTGGCTATCTTCAACAAGCATCATTGAGTACAACAAGCAATCAATCACTTGTACCTAAAAGACCGAATGATGAACACACAAGAGCCTACAATCGTTACAATTCTTTAGCGGCAAGAGTATCATTGGCGAGTATTTCAAATGATGGTTCAATTTCGGTAAATGATCAAGTGACTGCCCACAGCGGAAGTACCTACTCTGATTGGTGTTCTCGTAATATAGGTTACGATGGCAAGCATTGGAATCGTGGAGTTTCTTGGTTAACGGCAGGTGTAACAGGACGATGTTGGGCTGGTAGTGCATCAAATGTAGATTATATCTACGGAAGAACTGTTTCAAATTTCAAACTCACCACATTTTAAGCCAAAAAAAAGCCGGGCTTTTAAACCCGGCTCTCTTCTTTTTAGTATTAAGTTCTTAGAACTGGATACTAATCTTCAAGTCTTCAGTTTGATTCTCAGAACGAGAAACCATACTTCTGTTCTCAATGTACAGGATTTTTCCAGAGAACGGCTTCATACCTGGTGTTTCAGATGTATGAGTGTTCTTTGTATTACCAGTTACACCTTCATTCTCAACAGAGTGCATTGTTGTTGATAGAATTTCAAATTTACCACCTCTTAGAATTGTACCCCAATCTTTTCGTGGCTTAATTACACGGACACGATGTTGTACATCATCATGGTCAACAACTCTTGCTCTTGCAATTTCATCACCTGGTGCGTATACTTTACCAGTTACACCAATTATAGGAACAGTATTTGAATTTCTAAACACAACGTCCATATCAGGCTCGTATCTCAAAGGACCGGTTCCTGTTGTTGCGCCAATGGTAGGATTACCATCAAGGAAAAGACGATAACATTGATCAGTTTTATACTCTCTGAACAATTCGTCATATCCCAATTGTGATACCCAAAGTTGATTCAAATCACTGGCTGCTTCATACTTGAGAGGATTCTTGAGAATACCAATCTTTCGGAATTCGTTCTTCACAGTGAATTCATCTGCTTCATCACCTTCAAAACGTGCATTAATCATGACGTTAAATCCGCCAAGTTCTTCAACAGGATCCCAACCATGTCCACCGACAGGAGGAATAGATGCCCAAACAATTGCACTATTTGCTGTTGCAGAACCGGTCAACTCATTGTTCGCAACATATGTTCGGTCAACTCGATAATGGAATCGTCCTGGATGTTGTACGACAACATCAATTACTCGTCCTGGATTTGTTTGATCATATTCAGGAGTGGCTGCTGTTAAATTTGTTGCTTTTGGTTCAACAATTGCATATGCTTGAAATGCATCAATTGGATCAGATTCAGTTGAACTTTGGAAGTTAGCATCAATCTTAACAATTGGATGTATAGAAATAAAACAGTTATTTGATGTTGCTCCAGGTGCGGCAACTTCTGTAAATGCGCCTGCAGGAAGACCGGCAATATCCAATGGCATATTCATCGAAGCTTGTCCATATGCGATTTCATCTAAGAAATCTGTCTTAATGGCGAATGTGTATCCAGTGGTTGTTGCAGAAACTGCATCAATTGGATATACATATCTTTTAAATTCATCAGTATCAAATGGTGATCCTGGATTATCAAAAGATTGAATAACAATACCATATCCATCAAGTGGATGCATGTTTCTGGTAGTAACACCATCATCTTCAACGCCCATCGTACTGCCAAAATTTGTAATCCAATCTCGGGCTTCACCAGCCGTAAAGGTATCGAACATGTTCAATCCTTTATAAGTGGGATCAAACGTTGCATTATCTTGTGCAACTGTTGCACTTGGCCACATTGCTGCATTTTTCAAAAAGTCATTTTGAGCGAGTGCTTGAATTTGTGAACCAGCAGGAACAGCAAATGACATTGTATTTGAGGCAGCAGTTGAAGCATAAGAAATTTGAACACCTTTGGCTGCAAATTGGAAATAACCATCTCCACCAATTGGATCATATCCATATCTTTGTCCAGTTGAATCATAACCGTTTTCTTCTTTCTTCACAGTTACAACATTCAAAATTGCTCCAGGAATTGAAGCCTCTTCTACTACATATTGGTCAGATGAATCATCAACAATATCACCGTTTTCTTTACGCAATCGCTTTACTGGAATATATGAAGTTGTTACAAACTTCAATGCTTGTCCAGCATCAATTGTGTAGTAGTATTTCCATTGATAACCATCATTGTAAGCATCTGATGGATCTGCACCACCAGTATACATGAAGTTTTCTGTCCACTTACCATTTGGATCATCACAAGAAATATCTCTTAGCAATGGCTCTCTTGTTGACTGGTAATTCCACATGAAAATTGTATTGGTTGCAGGATCGCCCATGCTATCAGACATAACTCCTGGTACATTATCTTGTCGAGTAAACTTACCAATACCTCGTTTGATACACTTATAAACACGGAACTTTTCATTTGTGGTATGAATCAACATGTCATCATCAAACATGAATGGATCACGGCTATCATATTCATCATAGCGCAAACCAGCTTTCCAGTTTCTCACACCAGCACGGATTTCATCCGCTCTTTCTCGTTTGATCACATGAGATACTTCAGTAGCAGCCACTTTCTTTGCTGCAATCATATCATCCCAGTGATTGAAATGAGAATCTTTTGGACTATCTACAGGTGGTGGAGGATTGTTCTCGTTATAGTTGGGATCAATTGTACCATCTACTTCATTTGCAGCATGGTCAAATTGAGACCATCTTCCAACTCTACCAATGAACAAGAAAATTTGATCATCTAATGCATATGTTGGGATACTGTTGATATCGGTAGCAGATACACTTGCACCACTTAGTTCCATTTGGTTGTTTGCAACACTGAATGAATACAAGTGTGCAGGAACATATCCACCAATACCATTTTCTTTCTTTTCTTCAAAACTTTCACGAAATTGTTTAGCATTACTAACACGAAATGTGGTATGCACTAATGCTGGCATTTGGGTTCTCCTTTTTTATTAACTTTAAATTACTCACGCAATACAATCAGAACTTATATAATCGTTTACTTCCGGCAATGTTCGTATATTATCTAAGTACTCTTTTTTATTTATAGTAAAATCATAAGCCTCTAACATATTTAGTTCGTAAATCCTGATAATACCTCCCGCACTAAATGTTTCATTATTTGCTGTTGTGAAATAGAATATTTCAAATGTATTTGCAACAGTATTACCAGTTGTTATGTTGCATCCGGGTGTATTGTAAACACCTGTTCTTTTTTCCCAAGTATCTCCATTTGCTGTATTTGCATTTAATCCTTTTGTATGAAGGAATTCAATTGTTGGATGAAATGTAATTACAGCATTTGAACCATTTGCAAAGTCTGCTTCATAATCAGCCCAATTTGTATATTTAACTCCGTCAACCATATATGTTGAATTCGCATCACCAAAAATCAAGTTCGCTGAATCCATACGATTATCTTCATATATATCTGCTAAACCTAAAGCGAATGCTCCATTGGTATGTGTATTGGCAATATCAGTGATTCGAAATTCATATCTTTCAAAAGATGCCATTTCAATTGTACGATTTGCTAACGGTCCATTATTTACAGGATCAATTGTTTGGTCATTTAATTCTGTAAAGAAATTTCTGTTCTTATCAAGAATATATGCTGGACCAGATTTATCAAAAAATAAGTCTTTGTTATGAACATTTGTTGAATCATATGGAAAAGTATAATTCGGATCTTGAGAATATGCGTTTACTGCATCATCATCAATTAATGGTAATAACGCCTCAACTCCTTGAAGCTTGACATTTGATGATTTTACATATTGATTATAAATTTCTGAACGAGATGCTAAAGGTAAGCAGGCATCTTTTGGATAGTAAACACCAAGTCTTTGTGAACCATATGAATTATGAAATGTAATTGAGTTTGCAAATGGTGAACCTTCTGCAACATATTCCATTGATAATTTTTGTTCATCAAGTTTTGTAAAACATGTATTACCAGAAACAGTATTCGCATTTGGCATTTGAGAATAGATTTCACTTTCAGTTCGAATATCCGTCATGTCAAATACATCAACAGGAACATGTACAAATTCTTCGATTGGTTTTGTCATGTACTCGGATACCCAGTCATTTGCTGACATCTTCCAAGTTAACTTATTATTATTCTTACCATATTTTTCAATACCAACTGGATAGAACATTATCGATCTTTGCTCATCAAGTTGTATTCTTGAAATTATATCACCATTTTCATCAAGTGAATCTGGCAACATCTCTGCTTTTATTTGAGTTTCTGCACGAATTGATGTTTCTTTGAAAATCATTTGATTCTCAACCATTTGATCGAAACTAAATGTTGTTTCTATATCAGCCTCTTGAAGGTCTGTTGTAAGTTTAAATGTCCAACGATCTTGAATCCATTGTTTATTACCATATGCAGAATGTATTGGTCTATTGATTAATCTCTGCTCTGCTGGTCCACCAGAAACTTCAGGTATTGTCATATTCGGATCAAGCCGATAATGTAAATAATCTGCCAATACCCAATCTTCAAACCAATCTTTTGTTTGCCTTTGCATACCAAGTGTTGACCGATCATTATACATGAATGTGTGTAAATCGAGTTCCTGTCTCTCAAATGTCAGGCTCATATTCAAAAATATATCTTGTTCTTGCAATGCCGTGTATACAAATTCATATTCTGGTTTCATGTTTACTGTATTTGCATTTACAATATAAACTTCTGGATCAACTGCACCAAAGATTGCTTTATCACCAATCCAATCTGTTAGTCTCAGTTTATATACATCCTCAGTTAGTGGCTGGATAAAGCCCATACCAAACCATTGCTCAATTGGTATTGGTTTAGTTAAATCAAAATAAGTCGCTCGTTGTACAATCTTATTCTCAAACTCGATATCATTAATTGGTGTAGTTTCAAATGTCTGGTCAATATATGAATCATGTGTTGTTGTTTCAAATAAGAATGTATTTGATTGAATATCATGGTGATATGTTCGTAGCGATTCAATTGATGGTCTACTATCAATTGTCATCCTTGGTATTGCATAGCCATCATCCCATGTAATTTCTTTTCCTAAATCAAACCATACACTATCATGAATATATTCATCTGCAAGATAATGTGGAATACGATCATTCATGTTAACTAACCGATGTCGATCAGGTATATGAATATTTCTTTCGTGTTCACCTTCAAGTTCGACTTTACCAGTTACATCATTAAATGTTGCTTCATCATATAATGTTAATGCGGTAAAGTATTCTACATTTGCATTATGCTCATAGACAACTTCAATTTCAGGTAATGTTTTGAATTTTGGTGTGTGTATTGTAGAATACTGGTCACGAATACTTGTTCGTAAAAGTGCATCTGTAATGATTTCATCATACCAAGGACCAATACTATCACTGAGATTAATTGTATAATCACCCCACAATGTTGTTACAAATTCAATTTCATTTTGTGGATCCGCATCATGAGATATATCAATTTCTTGATGGAAATTTTCACCAGTAAAGACTGTATAGTAGAATGTATTGCTTGGAAGGTCGTGCTTTTCCTCTCTTGCTGGCACAATTGATGGCATTGGATCAACTCTCATTGTTGGCATATGAGCTTTTCCATTTTCAACAATAGGAAAAATCAATGATTTTTTTGTGATGATCCATTTTTCCCAACGCCCTTCAGTTGGCTTTTCATCAAGAGGTATTGTACTCCAACGATCAAACATATTGATAATATATTCAACTTCATTATCAGCATCAGCATCATGAGATATATCAATTTCTTGATGTAAGTTTTCACCTGTAAGTATAGTATCTGAGAATGTGTTTGCCTGTAAGTCATGTTTATGATGACCAGATACTCCAACAGAAGGTCTACTGTCGACAGTTACAACAGGTATACGATCAAGTACATAATCCAAAATTGGATACTTCATCATGTTTTCATAGATGTAATCATAGTATTTTGCAGCAATAACTTTATTCTTATCAATTACAATATTACGATCAAGAATATCAATTACAATTTCTATTTCATTCTCTTCATCTGTATCATGTGAAACATCCAAGTCTGATGTAAATGGAATTGTTGTCATTGTTTCATAGGTTGCCGTCATAACATTATTACGATACTGTTCAATTTCATTAAATGGTGTTAAACGAACAGTTGGAATATATTCATCAACATAATCAGAAATAGTATAAATCTGTGGTCGTGCCGGTAATAAATTATAATATTTTGATGAAATAATATCATCAAGATTTAATAGCATCCACCGGTCTCTCAAATTCATTACATACTCTAATTCCGGATTGTCATCAAGTCGGAACTCTGCATCAATCATTCGATGGAAATCATCACGGCTATCAACTCTTGGTGCCTCACGCATAGGAGGCATTGTATGTGTTAAAGTAGTTGTTGTATTTGCATTTGCTGTATTTGCTTTCTTAACATTTTGTCCTAATTCAGTATCTGCATTGGCTTTAATTATCATTAAGTTATGTCGATACGTTTCAATCTCATTGAAAGCAAAGGCCTGTACAGTTGGAATATATTTCCAAGGATTATCTGTAAGTTCATAGTTACCCATATTTGGTTGAATATACTTCCAGAATTTTGAAGCAATAATATCATTTAAGTCAATAATCTTACCACGGTCTTTTAAATCAATAATTATCTCACTCTCATTTTCCTCATTAAATTCAGACATCATTTCAACATCTTGGTCTGCATGACGTATTAATGATGAAACAATGTGAGCAGTTGAATTCGTTAGTACTTCATCAGTCTTTCTAATTTTAGTTAAACCTTTTACACGAACTGTTGGAATATATTGTAAATTACTTTGTACAATTTCATTCTTCTGTATATCTCGTCCAATCGAATCAAACATTTTTTCACTGATAATATCATCAAGTGACAAGTATTTCCAACGGTCATTAATTGGTATTGATATTTCATTTTCAGTAAGAATTTCTTTTATCTGGAATTGATTATCAATCAATTGACTAAATGTATATGTTGGGAAGGTATCTGCTTCAACAATCCATGTATTTGGTTGTTGGGTTTGTATTTGTATTGTCTCTTGACTAACTTTTGTTGAGTACATCATGTCTCGAGTATAATCACGGATTGTTCCTCGTAAGAAACAATCTGTAATCTTCGTATACATGAATGTCTTAATTAGATCTTCTTGAGCGATTGCACAGTTTCGTGAACGTATTTCATTATTAATATAAACATAATGTTCTCCATAATATGAATCAAGTCTTACATCACCAATGCCATCCGTGATTACAGTCACCTCGGATAAATTAGAATCTTCTGGGTCTGAGAATATTGCTTGCCAAACATCAGCTTGCATATTTTTCGATACATCATTAATGATTGATGGCCATAAGAACAATTCATTTCTTTGTAAACGTTCTGGGCCAGGACAATCATCCGTTATGTAAGCTTGAATAAAGTACCTTTCAAAATATGCAATGGTATCTGTATAACGAATTGGCTTGCAAGAAAGAATATCAGTTACAACTTCAATTTCTTGTGTCTGTATTGTTTCAATTGTTTCGGTGACTTCAGTTGGTGCATGATAAACAATTGTTTCTACATCTTCAAGTTCAATACTCATGTCTCTATGTTCAACATTGTAGAAGTAGTAATCACCTACGGCAACTGTACCTTCAGTTGTATCTGGTGGACATCCACCTGTTCGTGATAAGAACGGATGAATTTTCATTTTTAAATATCGGTCAATAAATGTATGATGATAAATCCATCCATAGTCACAAACATACACATCATTGTAATTTACAAGTGTTTGTTCCGATGAAGCGATTAATGGTACGACATGTCCGGAATGAATATCATCAAATTTATAATCGATGTTATCATCAAATGTAGTTTTCTTTCCTTGATAATCAAAGAAGGGTCCTTTGATATATTCTAATGGTTGTTCAAGAACAAGTTTTGCTTCAACATCTCTAAATGGAGAAGCATCAATTTCAAGCACACAATCTCCAGCACCTACATCAAATGGTGATTCTCCACTTTCAATTGCAATTACATATTCTGGATCAACATATGGTTTGATTGCGCCTCGGCTATTATCAAATTTAGGAAACTTAGTTCGTGACCATCCATACCGATTATCTCCATCATCAAATGCTGCTGCATAATTATGCGGTCCGTATCCATCAATTTCATAAATCATTTTAAGATTTAATGTTACATTTACATCCTCATCATAAGGGAATGGAGTATACCGAGTACTACAATCTTTATAGAGCCAACCATATCGATCAAATTTGGTATCTTCTTGTGTGAAGTTTAGTGCGGAGTTGTCAAGAGTCTTCGGAGCAAAGTCGCGGGTATAATATTGAATATCTTCTCTACCAAAATTAATACCGTCAGCATCAAAGAATAAGTGAATACAATCTAAGTCAAATTTTTCTGGTTTATGACCACTATCCCAGCCTTCGGCACTATATTGAGCTTTATTATAATCTAAGTCAAATGTATAAATTAAGCTATCAAAGAATTTTTTTTTTGGGTCGATTCTGTAGTTTTTAATCGTTGCGACAATAGCAGTACCAAAGTTTTCACGGATGCGCACAAATTCAGAACCGCCATATTTTGCTGGAGCTTTACCCTCAGCCTCACTTGATAATGTTTGGTTTGCAATTATATTCTGTTCATTTTTTAGATACCGAGCATTCTTTTTATCAAAACTGAATGCGCTTTCAATTGAATCAAATAAATTATGATAACGAAGAAGTTCATCAGGAAGTTCTGTATAATTTCGAGCACCTAATGAAGAATCCCAAAGCAAAGTATTTCCATCTTCTGAGAATCTTTGATTTCGATATTGTAATACGGTTGTATTGGCGGCATCCATTGAACCATAAACTGCAGTTGGTGGGTCAATTGGTTGATTATCCCAAGACATTTTCAATGAAAGAAACTTAGGATAAAGACCAATATCCTGTTCAGTTGTCAAAGTTGATACTGGTTTCATTGATGCACTTTGATCACCAAGGTCAAGCATCGTATATTGTATTAACTCAGTATTTTGCTTTTCTTGAATTTCTCCATTTGCAGTATTTGCTTTTTCAAAATAAGGACTATCGGGTAGAAATCCACCAATGGTACCATGATAATCAATATTAACTTTTGTGTCATAAATTAAAGGTGTTTCAGTTACAACAGGTTTATTTGTAATAGCAATCGCTTGTTGTGCAAACGTTCTTGTACCGAATACTTTAAATCGTGAAGCAGTATCAGAAAATTCTGCGGCTTTTGATTTATCAAAAGTTATAGTGTCCCAAAATCCTTGATTTCGGTCAAATACAGGTCCGTCAAGATTTAATATTTTTGCTGAATTAATTCGTGTTTCTTCAAACCATGTATTTGATATTCCGAGTATGGCACTATTCGATTCAATATTATACTGAAATTGATTGATATTGATTTTGATACCACTTTCTAAATGATCATAATTCCATAAGGTTGGTGATTCTGCTGGTATATCAATTTTAGGCAGCATTTCTCGATCACGAATTTCGAGTGCAATTTGTAATGCATTCAATTCAGATTCACCAACTCTCATTTTATCAGAAACTGCTATACCTTCTTTATAATCTGCAAATTGTAAACAATAAACATATCCTGTATATTCAACTAAAAATTTATGACAATTTGTTACAGGTACATAATCTGTAATTGAATTGCCCGTACCAGTAACAGATAAAGGATCAACAATTCCAAAACTATGATTAACAAATCTAGGTAAATTTATTCTCTCTGCTTTCCATAATTCAGCTTTAATTTTAGGCTGTTCACGGTCATCAAATAAGACTAGGTTTTGTCTTGGTGTTACATGAAATGATATACGATTATAATCCGTAATTCGATACATGTATCCAGTATATTCTTGACGAATTATATCTGTTGGATGTAACCAAACTGTCTCACCTCGGTCATTAATTGTGGCGACTATATCACTTTGTCGAATATATTGTATTTGAACAAAGCCACGATTCCGTGTAAGTACTTCTGTTGTAGGTAAATAAGAACCACGATATTCAATTGTATTGCCAGATATCGTAGGTGTATAAGCATTTGCTGGTGCATTTGAAAAATTTCTTGCGTTGTGATCGTGCCAATCAGCAGTACAACGATTCGGCCCACCACCATCATCTGAAAAATCTGGTTCCGCAGGATCAATTCCTAATGCTGCAGCATTAAAAGCACTCTTATCTAAATCCCAAAGCCAAAATGGATTTTCTGTAAAGTTTACAGGATAGGCATCATAGAATCGATTTTCATGACTGTTTCGTGAATGTTCTGTATCCATGAAAACATTTGAACCTTCGCCCATCGAATCTCGTATGAGTATTCTTTTACCTGGATTATTACCAACGGTTCGGTCAATAATTTCTTCAACAGTGGCAACATGATTATTAATTTGCTTATCTCTTCGATCTGCAATTTTACCACCATATGCCTCAATTATATCTGTTTTCCAATTAGCTTGATCTTCAACGTTAATTAATTTTACAAATGATTCAACTGCTACATGACCATCATAATGAAATTGTTCTTGAATTAATTTTTGATATTCTTTTGTTGTTCCATATCCTACTAATTTGCATCCACCAGTACCATCAAATCTACCATAAGGTGGACTTGTTTCAATTGAATCAAAAGTAATTTCATAATCAGATTGACTTGCACTTGTATTACCATTATCAAATGATAATGAAGAACCTTCACATTTACGAAACTCTGTAAACGTGCTACTTGCTGGACGAATTAAAACATCCTCAACATAAAATTTAAATGCTTCAAACGCATCAACAAAAGCAGTTTCTTCGAATCTCGGGAAAACTTCTGTTTCTTTAATTGTACCATCAACCTTTGCATCAACTTCAACTCGAGTGTAGAAATCTCTTTCTTCATTCGATTCCAATTCCATTTTCTTATGTGTGATTTGAATTCTCTGAATTGCTTCATGTGTATCAATCATACATTTTGCAGTCTCTGTATAGATTTCAATTTTTGGAAATGCAGTAACTTTCATATGTTGTTGCAATTCCCAATCCATACGATTTCGAACAAATGCAATAAAGCCAGCAGGATGCAAATCATCAAACAAATTCATATCAATATCTTCAGGTTTTAAGCTAGTGATGATTTCATATGAATATGTTTGATAATAATAATTATCTTGAATATGTTTTTCAGAAGACAGATTACTATTATTTTCATGAAAGAATGGTATTGGATCGAATAGAATTGTTTCTTCAAGTTCAATCCCAGCAGAAAGTCCATGTATGATATTTGGATTATCATAATCACGAAGTTCTGGTTTGTCTAAGAATTTAACTTGATCGTCTAAATCAGCTAATAGACCGGCTTGTGTTGATTGTACTCTCGCAACACCATATCCAAGTTCAGGTTCAATATGTGAAACGTTTGCGAGTCCTTCCCATGAATTAAGTGCCTTAACTGGTAATGTTAATAATTCATTTTTGTTATAAGTATCAAACAAGATATCAGATAACGTTAGTGTATTACCTGTCGGATAGAATTCGACATTTGCAGATGCAATTTGATTGTTTGCTTGTAGCCAACGAGGTGCAATAAAACGATGAACATGGAAATCTTCTGTCAGCATATTTGTGTTTGACAAAAAGATTCCATTACTGATTGATTTGATGCCTTGAAAATAAGCTGGCTCACCGTCAATTAAAACAAATGTATTTGCATCCAGCGAATATGTATTTGGATGCTGTAAGTCAAATGTTAGATCATAATACTGAGTAATGTGTGCAATTTTATTTGTATTAATTACTTTGGCAGAGGGTGCAAATTTATAATCAAGTCCAGATTTATTGATTTGAAGTTTATCAATTGCACCAAGTTCTTGCCAAACTCCTGGTAAATGAGATAAAGAATTTGCGTGTCCAAAAATTGTAGGAGAATTGTTTGCAATGAAATCAGTCAAATTTAGATGTAGAAATGAACTGACTTGTTGAAATTTCATTACAGTGTTCAAATGAAATGCATAATCTGAAAACTGATAATCTGTTTGAACAGTTTGAACTTCAGCATTTGCAAATGCAGTTGCATCACGGTATTCGTTATCAAATTCAATAACATCACCTGGAGAATGTAAATAACCCGGATTCAAAACATTGATTTGAGTAACAGAATATTCTTCTTGACCAACAACTTCACCGATACCATCAGCAAAGGCAAACACATCTTTCATGTGATGACCAACACCACCATCAACAACTTTAAGTTTACCTACTGTTTTTCTTACAAAATTTGTTGCCTTTTCTTGTCCTGTAATAATATCATAACCAATAATTTCTTCACCTTCTTCAAAAATACCATTAATGAATATTAAATCAAGGAAGGCTCGAACATGATTATGTCTTTCTTTTACTTCGGTTGCACGAACGGTAGCAGTAGCTTTACTTTTTGTACCAACAATTCTTGTACTATAAAATCTCTCAATACTTGCGTTTACATCGATTCGCATCCAACGTCTTTGAATGTGATTCGTATCTGAAAGTTTGAGTATGTCAACTTTAGGATAGTATAATTCAATATCATCATCAAAAAAGATACGGAAGAACCAATACATGGAATCTTCAGTACCTCGTTTTTGATAATAATCAATAATTCTTTTTGACAGTGTATTTGGATCTAATCTTCGAAAGATGCTATGATCTAAAGATATATTTCTTTTGAAATATTTTTTGTAGAGATTGCGAACTGTATCATATGCAGTATCATTTTCCATATTCTTAGCAAAGCTAAAAATATTTTGATATACATTTTTTATGATATAGATTTCACCAGATGAACCATTTAAAACAATTTCATTTTTAAAGAATGTATTTGTTTCTGTAGCATAATCAAAATAAAATTTACCGTCTGCCGCAATCTTTACGATTGCTTTTGATTTTGATAATGTTCCGTATAGTATATCACCGACCTTACAATTTTTGGCATCATTGAAGATCACTATTGATGATTCAAGAAAATCATAATATTCTTCAATGAATTTTACAAATTGAGGATATTGTTCAAGAAAGTAATTCGGAAATTGACTTTCAATTAAATCTCTGGGTGAACTCATAAGGATTTAAACATCCCATTTTTTGTAAGAGTCTGCTCGTTTTTTACACGATTTACAAACGCTTCTGGTATTATTGTTATATCTTCTTCAAGTACAGCCAGTATTTGTTCTTTTGAAGGTGTTATAATAAATGTATCGGGGACAACATTTACAATTAATTCTGTTTTACCACCAGAAAGATATGGCAAAAATGTTTCAAGTTTAAATTCACCAGTTTCATAATCAATTGTTGCAACATCTTTTTTGATTACTAGCGTTTCAGTTTTATTTGCAATTGAAATATCAGTCACAACGGAAATTTTCCCATCATAATTTAAATTTTCTTTTAAATAACAATTTCGTATATAATTATTATTTGAATCTAGATAATCAAAATGAGTTGCATCAAGTGTTCCTCTCTTAATTTTATTGTTAAAACTTATTGAATAAAAACTAGGAACACCAACATCAAGTGAAATAATTTGATATAATTTTATTTCAACATTTGTTGCAATATAATTTTCATCTTGTTTATCAATTAAACGAGAAATATCTGAAATGTGAAATTGTTTTTCAAACTTTAATAAATTGTTTTTTAGATAATCTCTTAATACAATTTTAGTATCATTTATAATTGAACCTTCGGTTGAAGTTATTTCGTCTGAATTATAAATGATGTTACAATCTAATTTTAGAAATGTGTATACAGGATCAAGAATTTTTGGTGTGATTGTTATAACACTTAAATCTTTAAGTTTATTGTATACTTCAGTCCTTTGTGTACCTGTAAGAGCAACTTGATTCTTAGGTTTTACGGCGCAGAAAATTGTACCGTACACTGGAGGATTGTTATCCTCTCCACCCCAAACTGAAATCGTGTCGATGTAACTGAAGTATTTTAACAAAGCAATTTCATAATCCTTAACAGTTACAAGTCGGTTCTGACTCATGAATGATTTTCTGGCACTCAAACGAATTGTTTCAATATCTTCTTCATTTTGTCCAGAACCGGAAGGATCAATAGTTCTTATGATATGGTTTGTAGGAATAGCTTTACGATCACGAAATGAAAATTGAACACATCCGTTTCCTTCCGTGCCTTTTGTCACCAAGTAATGTAATTCAATACAATTATTATTCTTAACCGCTCTACCTAAAATACCATCTCCAAATACTAATTCATATCTACCTTCATAATTTTGTTCAATAAAATATAATTTTGAATCTTTACTTGCAAGTGTTATATCTTCCGCTTGAAAAAATCTTTCTTTTTCTTGTGATTCACGAAACGGTTTCACATAAACTTCAAGAGTTTCAAGGTCAATATCTCTGCTTGGTATTTCATATCTTTTTTCAAGCATAAGTTTATTAACTACAATTTCTTCTCTTTGATAAGAACCCTGCTTTAAAGTAAGTGGCTCTTCAAAGTTTCTCAACTTCGAAACATTTACTCTCTGAGTTACAACGAAGGGAAATGTATCTTCATTAATATTTTTACCAATAATTTCTGTATATCTTTCAACAGGATATGGTCCTTTAAAATTTTCAGTACCTGTTAGACGAAGTAATATCTTGGCAGAAGAACATTTTTTTGAACGAGGTGTGTAGCCCATTTGCTTTGCAATTGATACAACATTCTTTCTTTTCTGTGCTGTATCTAAGTACATTTCACTTGAGATTTGATTCAAGTAAAAGGCATTGTATTGTGTATTATAAGCTAGAAGGTCAACAACAAAATTTAAACCTGAGGCTTCAAAATCATAATTCGCAAATTCAGAATTATTTTGTACATAACTAAGCAAGTTTTTTCGTATCTCATTAAAATCTAATTCACTTATATGTTCTTTAGGTATTTTAGACATTGACTAGCGAATTTGTTTGACGGTTTTTTCAAACGTAATTTCATTTGAAGGTTCCGTGTTTATGTAAAATGTAATTTTTAATTCAAGATTATATAAATCATTCCAAATGTCAATATTTTTTACTGTGATTCGATCTTCATAATTTTTAATTTGATCTTTGATATCAGTTTTTAATGAATCAAGGCCAATAAAATCATTTTGTTCAAACAATTGATTTTGAATACCAATTCCAAAGTCAGGTTTATAAAGACGTTCTCCTGGACGTGTGTATAGAATATGATTTAGTGAACGAAAAATAGCGGCTTTACCTACAACATGATTTACACGCATTGTGCTTGGGTGTGGTATAAACTTTAAATCTAAATCTATGTATTTTGACATTTATTATTTATGCTATTCTGTAGAACTTAATTGTTGCGTCAATTAACTCAAACTTCGGAAAGCTATTTAATTTTTGGTCTTCATCATATCCAATCAAGATATAAGGCAAAAATGCCGTAATGTCCTGTTTCACATAAATTTCTGCAGAAAATGTTTTTCGAAACATTCGCCCAAATCGAAATAATGTGTTGCCATCACTGTTTCTTTCATAACCTTTTCGATGTGTATGTAAAAATTGATCACCAGTTGCAGATTGTGAAGCAAATGGAAATCCACCAAGATATACTTGCACTTTTTCGATTTCATTACTTGATCCACAACCAGCAGAGCCAAGTCCTGTATCCAAGGTTAGTTCATATAGATATTTATAGTTTGTATTTAAAGCTTTATCCGTACCTAATGATATGGGACTTCCATCCATTTCTGTTAAGAACGCACCAGCAAGATATCTCATTCGTAAACTTTCAGTAACTTTAATCCAACTATTACCATGTGAGTATCCAACTTCACTTTTAATTGTTCCATCAAGAATAGGTTTGAGTGTAAAATTAAACTCGGATGTTGAAAACAATGGATTAAATTTCACCTTCATACTTTTTGGTTGTGGTGTATAACCAGCAGCAGGGTTTCTTGCTATACTATTTTTTGTTAACAAACCTACTAGATCATTTGGTGTTTTATTTGGCATTAAACTTATGATAGCTGATTCGTCAAGACCATCCAGTATAAATGGATTTGGACTACCATGAACATTCGCTTTTAATTGATTACCAACAATGCCCAAATCTTGTTGTACCAAGCCAAGTTTTTCTGCAAGATAGCGAATAGGATAGAAAGGCATTCCTTGTGGTAAATAACTTAGTAGCACTAACGAGAAGCCAAATTCATTTGTTAAATTTGATTCAGCTTTTTCTAATTCTTTCCATATTTTACTTTCCCATGTGGCGAGTTTGATTTCTCTTTCTCTTCTTTCTTCATCTTCCTTTGATTCAACACTCGATTCCTTTTCAGTAGTATCACTGGTAAGTCGAGCATAAACTGAAGTGCTGAGATCGAATAGCGATAAAACATTATCTTTTTTCTTTCCTAGTTCAAGTTGTATGCTATGCCTTAACTGTTGAGATTTTTGATACATTGCTGCTGAAACAGGGTATGATTCTTGCACCACACTTTTGTTTGTGATAAAATCTTTTCGAAATGTATCATCTGCCGAATCGGTTTTTGTAAACAACGTATCAATTTCATCAGCAATATCAGCCGCACGTTGACGGTCAATCGAACGAATCTTTGTGAGATAACTCTGGACACTTGCTAATCGACTTGGCTTAAAATTACGTTTTGTTGTTTGCCTTGGTAATTTAGTTGTATCAGTAAGTAAGACAGACATTTGATCATAATCTCGTTCACGAACATATTTTGCCTGAACTTTACCGGCGAGTTGAATACTTAATAATAACTGTATGATTTGAATTAGGTCTTTAAGTACTTTAATTAAATCTAAAATTCGTTTTTTAACGTCTTTGAGAAAGTCAATAATAGCATCAAATGCTGTTGTGTTTGGTTCAAATAGATTTTGAAATCCAAGAATTTCATTTTGTAATCGTTTAATATCAGCGGTGAGTCCAATTATATCTGAGAAGTTTGCTTTGACCCAAGTACCAACACCTGCGTCTGTAAAATGTTCGGTAACTTCGGCTACAATAATACCTGCGCCACGATAATTCCAACCTGCACCAGTTTTTTCTCTTATCTGCACATACTGTCCAGCATGAAAGCTATCAATTTTTGTTGAGAATGATTCTTTACTTGAATCAACTTCAATGATAAAATCATACAAATAATCAACATCTGCAATAGTATTAAAGTTATAGAATTTTTCCATATAACTTTCATACAATGAAGTACGTCCACTATTTGCATAAAAATTACCAAGGTATGTTAATTGTGCAGACTTATCAAGTTTACTCTCATCATAAGGTATGGCTGTTTCTGTATTGATGCCTTCAATATATTTTATTTGGTCTTTTTTGCTTTTAATAATTCTTTCAATACGATCTGTTAATTCAGTATTCAAATACTCTTGTGTATTTTTTGTTACCTCTTTTTTAATTTCTTGCTCTTCAATAAGTTTATCGTTCAATCTCTGTATGCGATCTGCCTGAGACATACTTGATGAAGTATATGTTAATAAAGTCTCATCTTTTACATTTGTCCCTATTTTAAATAATCGAGCTTGAGACCGCATCATATTATCAAGAGCGTTTGCTTTTACCATTGCTGACTTATCAAGAGAATTTTGATAAGCAGTATATGCAGAATAATAAGTTTCTCGTTCTGTTTGAAAAGCGGCGGCTTGTGGATACTCACTTATGTTATTTAATTGAGTAAAATGCTTTTCGTTTGTTTTAAGCTTTGTATAGAATCCTTCGTAATCATATTGATCTGTTCCATCTAATGATGCCCGAACATATTCTTTATAATCATAATATTGTACTTCATCTTCAATTAAAAGAATCTCTTCTTTTAATGTTTGAAACTGTGAATTTGTTTTTAAACGAAATTCAACTAGAGAATCAAGACCTTGTTCATCAAGTTGTTCTTTATACAACTTGTCATACATTAATTGTTTTTCAAACGCAGCCTTGATACGGTTCTTTCGATCAGTTGTCATTGCAGAGATTGGATCTGATTCAAAAATTCTCCAATCTTTAAGTTTAGGATCATTATAATTTCTTCGCATTGTTTCCATGTCAATGCGCTTTAGATCATCTTTAGCATTTGAAGTAACTGATTTGTCTAAACCAAGAATTTTATCAACACATAGAATTCGAACTCGCTTTCTTTTAGGTCGGAATAATGAATCGTATTCTTTTAACAAGCCTTCAATGGTAGGAAACTTAAATAAATCAGCAATTTTTGCAACTGCTTCAATAAAATTTTCAACTGATGCCCCGCTTTGCTGATAGCCGATTGAAAAATACAAATAAATTGCATCATAAAAACCACCTGGTATTGATAGATTTTTCGCAGACTTTTTAAAGTCCATGAAATCTCTCTCAAAATAAGCCATCTTCTCACTGCTTACCATACCATTGAATGATGAGTTTTCATTTTCAAAATAGTATTTTAATTTGTTCTTTACTTTTTCACCATCATCAATTACTCTTTCGGCGAGATTCTTTTCAAAAGGAAGGTAGTATGGAATGTTAGGATCTGAAACATCATAGAATTTTTTGTATGCATTATCTGCTTGCTCTTTCAAACTTGTTGTTGGAAGGCCTTTAAAGCTTGTATCAGCAAGGTTTGGTGGTACTACTAATGCATATACTCCTAGTCGTAAAAAAGAGTCAAGAGCATTGTATAGAATGCCAGCCAAGTATGTGACTACAGCATTCATAAAATTGGGCAAGAAAAATAGAAAATCTCGATATAATGAAACGGCTGTGATTGCGAAATCAAAAACAAACACTACATTATTTTCAATAAGCTTAATATTTTCAAGAAGGTATTTTGAATCATCAAGACTAATACCTACGAAATTATCTCCTAGTACGATAGTTTGCCACTCTGAATCAACTTTAGTAGCATCTTTATCCGCAAGAGTGTTTCCAAATTCAGTTAGTTGTCTACCGATACTCATTTAGAACTTCCTTGTTTAAGAAGTAGGTCTTCAAATTTTTCAACTTGTCTTACAACATTCTCAAGACTTGACTTTACACGTTCAAAATCTGCCAGTTGTCTTTGTAAACGATCAATATCAGTCTCCTCATCCGTTTGTGAGGTAGTTGTATTCTTCGGTGTCGCATTCTCTTCCATACTTATCTGTTCCTACAATATGATATTTTTGATAATTTGCACCACAACCGGCTGCTTTTCTGTAATCGTCAATTTGCTCATCAACATGTTTCTCATATTCATACAATGCACGAACAGAACTTCTTGTTCGGTCCGCAATACCATTTGGCTCAAGATACCAACAAATGTACTGTGCAAGTTTTACTGCTAATCCTTGTGGACTTCCAGTTGATAATGCTTTGTAGTGTGTATTTGCTGATTGAGTCCACTTATCAACATCTGCTCCATTTGCATCAACCAACCCTTTCATTAATGAAAATGAACCCATGATGTTATCAATCTCGCCAAAACTGCTACCTGAAATTCCATATTTTCCAAGTGCGCTTGAGTAATCACCAGGAAGACCAGAAGCAGGACTAGCTGGCAACGAAGCACAATCGAGGTACTGTTTTAAATGGCCTGTATTTTTAGCTGAGTGGTCTCCCCAGCCATTTTCAATTTTACTATTCCATTTGCTGAGATTCGTTGGGAATAATACATCTGCCAAACATTCTTTTTGTCTTTCTTTCGGACTATTTGGTGTATCTTCAGTGAAACCACCAGATGTTTTAGTATGATAACTTAGTGGAATTCCCTTAGGCTGCATTTGTTTTGACAATTGATCATAAAATACACCGATGTTTGTTTCATACAACAATGCAAATAATGATGGTGTAAAATATTTATACTTTTTTAGAAGAGGATGTTCAATTTGTATTCGGTCATTATAAGTTCCATTTTCAATAACTTCATTCTTAAAGTACGGCTCTTTCCAATTGAACTCGTTAGCATAGGCAAATAATGGATTTTTAGTAATATTTGGATAATAAAACTGAGTAAAATTAAATTCTTTTTTATCAATATTTGCAATTGATGTTGTATCGTTTGGATGCCAATTTCTCATTACAGGATGGTGCATAAATTCATCACCATCAATTGAACAAAATTGTTTACCAACAACTGATATTTTTATTCTTGATTCTGAAGAATATATGTCATCTTTACCAAAAAGAGTTCGAAATACTTCGTTGATAACATCGAGAATTGGATTGAGCGCCCAACAGACAGGTATTGTAACAGTAGCACATGGTCCACCAATACAAATTTTTAGACTGGGATTTGAGCATTTTATATCTATAAAATCATATTTACCAGCTCGAGTACCATGAATCGTATTAATACGAATTGTTTCATCATAAGGTCTTCTTGGTATAAATGCCATGGATACATCAACTGATGTGCCACCATTACCTTGATGATGATAACCAGTAGAATAATGTTGGTTGTAAAAATTTTTGTGTGAAGATTGCTTTTTAGTATAAGGAGATGCCTCAGGACTGTTCATATGTCTAGCGACTGGAGTTGCAGTTGTCGGTGATTGGTCTGCCTTTGAACCTATCCAAACTTGTGTGTATGAACCTGTAGGTTCATTTATACCACCAGTAACACCACCGGGAACTCTTTGATTGTGATGTCTTTCAAATATTTGAAGTGTTACACCAGTTTGAAATCCATTTTTAACATCTCCCCAATCACCTTCCCACTCCATATCATGTTGCGAGAAGTCAACTGTACGATAAATGCGGCTACCACTTGAGGCATTCCTTTTACAAGCCATGTGATTATTATAATATCCTACATCCATAATAACTTCACCACATTCTTGATAATCCATTGCCATAGCGAGAGGACCTGGATTGCTAAACTCTTCTCGGTCTAATGCTCGAGTCAGATCATTATTATATGGATCCTGACCAAGTCCAACACCTTTATGTTTTTTAAGTGTTTTCTTGTCTGTATAGTCTCCACTTTTTAATGCTGGATCAGGTGCTAGCCATGGACCTAGATAGTCGTAGAAATTTTTTGAAGGTACTTTCATTGCATCGCCAGAATATTGTGCATCTGGATTCCAATCTTTATTAATAATTACCTCAGGACAAACAACTGTTGCAGTACCTACAACACGGTCATATATACCTTTGATTTTTTTAAATAAACTTCCACCTGTAAATAAATTGACTGCCATACTATTTCCTTAATAAGTTCTCGACATTGTTTTATTTGTACCGCCTGATGAAGTATCTCCACTAATTGTCGATGGTACTTGTGTTGCCGTTGGTTGACCCGCAGGTTTTAAACCTGTTACACTACCGGCAGATCCCAATGAACTACAAAATCCGAATGATAGCCCATCAAATACACCTGCTGCATTTTGATTTGCATGGCCTTGAAAAATAATTTTATCATTTTCAACTGTAAATATTTTTTTAAGTAATGCATCATTTTTTAAATATTTCCAACCAAGACCATCCTTTTCCCATAGACTAAGTATATGCTCAAAGTAATCATCTCTTCTTGGATGAATGCTTGCAGAACCTGAACCTCTCCCTCTTCTTGCATAATCATTTTCACTATCATCTGGCCAGTACCAAGGATCATTCATACAGTCATAGCTTGAAAGTCCTTGGTCTGTCCATTTTGTACCTCGTTTTGCTTGAAACCAATTCCACTGATAGTCAAACATATCTTTTGTATCAGGTGATCTTGCCATAAGTTGTTTCCAAGACATGTCTGTTCCACCGTTTTTAAAGCTCCACCATAAAGCAGTCCAACTATTTGTACCATTTTGATAACGATCAAATACACCAGAGTACCGACCCAACCAAACTTTTCCTCTTGCTGTATGTAATGTTCGTGAATTAAATTTTTGTGTATCACACATTGTTTTAAACTCAAGCAACATGTGTAACCCTCGCAAGGTAAACTTTGAATCTAATTTTTTCAAACTATATTCAACATCTTTATTTGTAAATATTTGCCGATATTCCTGATTTGTAGTTTTGAATATAATAGGTGGTGGAGGTGGTGGATCATGAGGTTTACCCTGTAGATACAGATCTATACTTTTGACTAATTTCAATTCATTGGTATAAAATACTTTACAACCGTATGCTTGTGACCATCCAGTGATCATATAATACTTAAAATCTTTGAGCATTTTATCTTCATGTAAAATGCCTTTCCATAAACTACTTGAGTCACTTTTTACTTGACCAAATGGTTGTTTTAATTTTACATCTGCCCAAAGTATTCCTGGTACTATCGATCCAACACCTTTGTTTGTAATCTCTAACACATCGGGATTCGGTGCTGTGGGCCAATCAGTCATACCTTTTGTCTCATCATATGCACCACATGGACCAGCTGGTGGAGGAGGAGGTGGTTTTGGTTGGATTTTAACACCACCCAAACTTAAACCTCCTTTAAAAAATCCTTTAGGTATTTTTGGTAAACCACTTATTATACCTTTTGGAATAAGCATAGAATTATCCTAAGTAATAGACTTCTTGATTTACAGGATTGGTATCTACAACTTCAAATTCAACTACTCTTAATGGAAACACATCAAGTAATTTAGGTGGAGCAGTAACAGAATCTTTAATACTGAATATATATGTACCGTCCGATGTTGATGATGATGGATTTAATTGAACTTTATTGCCTGACATAGTTATATTGAATGCAGTCATACCTAATTTATAGGAAGCTTTAAATGCATCCATTTTATAATTAAATTTCAATTTATTTGAATTAGTACCTTTTGAACATAAATTAAATGTGCGAGTTGGATTATAAGAAGTATATTCATTTTCACTATCAGCAGTTACAGTACCATCCATAAAAACAGCATTGTAATACTTAGCCCAGAACTCAAGAACACCACCATTTGTTGCTGTTAGATAGAATGTTGAATCTTTATCGTATGCATGGAAAAATTTATCTGCATTTGATGCACAAGAAGGACCTTTTTTCAATACTTTAAATCGATGAGGATTGACTATATCTGCAACTTCAATCAACATACCACAATCAGCATAGTCTACCGTTTGCATTCCAGACGATGTGAAGTGTGGATCATTGTGACGAACAAACTTACCATATGGTTCATCTGTAAAGAAATCGGGTGTATACTTTACTTTTTGAATTGTTAAGCGGTCACCTTGTGCAAAGCCATGCGAAATAGGATGATTATCTTTCATGGTTTCAAGGATGATATAACGGTCATCACCATTTGAGAAATAAAGTTCTCCTTTTTCTTCTTCATCCATTCGTAGATCATATTGATTTGGAAAAATTACTTTTCCGAATTGAAATGGTAAATCAAACTTACCTTGATAAACATGATTAAAGAACTTACCATGTAATGCAGACTTTACTGATTCAACACCTTGAACACTGGTGCTGGCAAAACCACCATCAGTATTGATTTCTGAATACTTATATAATATTGCGGCTGCTGTGGCTGCTTTCGGTAAGTAAAAATTCTTACTATTATCTGTAGCAGAACCATCAGATAAAAATTGAGCATAACCTTTTTCAGCAAAACCAGAGTTTAATAAATCTGGAGAATTTGATGTTGAGCGTATATTAAATCCAACACGAAATAGCTTACCTTCATAATTTGTAGCCATACCAAAGTTCGGTGTTAATGTAATCTCAGTATCACTAATGATATTGTTTACTTCGTAATATGATCTATATGGTAGAATCATTGCTTGAGAATATTCATTTTGTGCCATTGCTCTTGTAATTTTTGATGCTCTTACAAGAGTTGAACTTGTTACGCCTGACCCAATATCACCACCATCAACACGATACACACTTCTTAATTGATTATTATAGATATTTCGAAAACGATATTCAACACCACCGATTGAAATCAAATCTCCAGTTTCAAAATAATTTTGTACTTCAGAGCCAGCCGAACCAGTAGGTGCTGATAGATCGATTGATCCACCCGGTTCAAATACTACATATCCAAGTTTCAAGTTATTTGCCATTGGATATAAACTTACTCTTGTTGAAACTTGTGCAAATGTTTTTGATGATGCTGAATTGTAGATACCTGGTCTAAATTCTTCCTGCAATCTGTTCACTTGATACACATTATCATACTCGAAAGAATAGCCTTTATATGTTAATGTCCCACCGGCACCTTGTCCAATAACTTGATATTGTACATTACCAAAAACAATGTGCATGTTTGGTTTATATGATTTTTGGAAATAGCTACCTTTATAATGAATATATCCATGACCAATTGAATAGAACACACCAGGAATGATCATTTCATCAAACTGCAACTCAACAACATCGCCAGAATTTAATTCTTGAGTATACTTACTACCAAAACCTACAATTGGGTCACGTTGTAAGATAGCAGCACCGGAATATTGACCGCCCGGTAATTGAGTTTCACTGATAAAATCACCATCAACCAATCTGATTGGAAATTCAAGAGTATTTGGTTTGTCTTCATCTGGATCAAGATCACCAGGTGGTCTATATTCATCATCTCCATCAGCAGGATCACCATCTCCATCCAAGACGCCTGAACCAGGATCAAGCTCATCATCTTCTGGTTTATCTGGATCAGGACTATCTTCAGGTGGCACACCAGGACCTTCAGGATCTATTCCTGTAGGTGGTTCAGGTACAGGCATTCCTGTATCATCATCAGCATCATCGGGATTTTCAAATTCAAAATCCCAAATATTGTTAGCAGGATTTGTATCAAGATTTACAGGATCAACAAGAATTGAATCACCATCACCCATATCCCAAGGATCACCTTCGATATCAATTTTAGTTCCACCATCACCACCGCCACGGTCTGATAGTGTAACTACAACTTCATCACCAGCAGAAATTTTTACAATACCTGAAAGCTCAAATCGGTTAGCTAAGATAACCTTTTCACCTTCAATTGGACTACCATCCATGATCATTCGTAATGGTTTTGGTTCAGGGTTAACTTCTTTTGAATATGGGAAACCTTTGTTTGGTCCAGTGTATGGTGCTGGATTATCACCAATCGGCACCAACATGTTTAAGTCTGGTGGATTTGTAGCTTGACTTGAAATATCAATTGTAGTAATACAATTATCAGGATCTGGTATATTATACAAAAAATCACAATTCATATCTGGCAGCCAAGGTAAGAAAGGATTTACACTTGGACCTTCAGGACGATATTTTGGTATGAATGCTGTAAGTGGAAGTGTTTGCGCATCAACTGTTGTAATATCTTCTCCATCAACCATTAAGAATGGTACACCATCAACACGAATTGCTTGTAGTAAAATAGTATTTCTTGTACCAAAAAAGAAAGCTTTATCTGCAAAAGAACCACCATTTGGTGATGGTGCTGATTGATCTTGAAATGGTAGTGCGCCATTTAAATTAAATCGATAGAGATACTTATCAATATCCTCTTCTGAATTAACACCATAAGATAGACCTCTTAGATATGCTCTTTTGATGCCAAGTCCAGTACATACTTGTACAATCTCTGCAATCTCCTCAAAGGCATATCGTTTCATATCTTGGATCATATCATTACAATTATTAATGATTGTTGCTCTCATTTGCTGAAGACCAACAGGTACTCTTTTAAATGTCATTGATAATGATTTGCGCAAGCTCATACATGCAATGTTAGAATCTCCGCCACCTGATCCGACTGTTGAGCCACCACCTGTTCCACCACCAACACCGCCAGTATTACCACCAGTATTACCACCTCCACCGCTGTTACTTGCGGTATAACCAGGACATTCTGTATATTTTACTGCATAACGTTTAATTGGCCCATTTGACCACATTTCGTGGTGACGTTCTGCATTATATTTTGCATAGTTACCATGACCATTTGCAAAACATCCATAATTTGGAAGAACGGCATGAGCGCCAGCAGGTATCCCTATATCAAATACTATAGCATTTTGACGATACATCTTGACACGCATATTGGTCCAGTCTTCTTCCCAATATGTTTTAGTTCCAGAACTTTCAGGTGAATAAGTAACAACGTTTAACATATCAATGTTCTCATATAAAAGGACCCGTTATTGGTTTCGGTGGAAAACTATTATCTAATACAGTAATCAGTACTGTTCTCATTGATGAATGTATTGCTTGTGCCATTTCGACTGCTGCAATTTCAGGTAAAGGGTTTATTCGTGAAAATATTGGTCCGAGTTTTGCTGGTAATTGTCCCGGTATATAATCAAGTCGTAATTGACCATGTGTATAAATTGTTCGTATTGAAACTTCAATTGCAACTCCAACTTTTACACCAAACTCCCATGGTGAAAATGCATACGATTTTTGAGCAACTAATAACAATGCAAATGGTGGCATCCAAAATTGAAAGGTATATGGCTGTAACATCAGTTTACGAATGTTTTCACCACCATTTATGTAAGTACAAAGTGCAGCATTTACATTTGATGCCCATTGGAATCCAGGAAAGATCGGATCCATTGTTTTACATGCCCAAATCAAACCGGGTATTAATGTACCTAAATCTAAAGACATAATTAAAATACAAAAGTTTTTTGACAAAATGATTTCATCACACCCATCACAATTGACGGATCTCCTGAAGTTGATACAGTACTTGTTGGTCCAAGAGGTGTTAAATGAAAATGATTTAAAAACATTTTCATGAATTCATCACCTCGTATTGCAGGTGAATGTGCAGTATAGTCACCTAAAGCTAATCTACCATCAGGTTGTCTTGGTGTTCCAACATGAAATGATCCGGAGAATTGAGCATGTAGATCAATATGTGTCGCCGCTTTGATAAACACCTCAAGTCCAGAATAAATTTGTGTACCGATAAAGGAGTTAGTATACAAACCCATACCGGCTTTAATATATGTATTTAATCTGGAACTCGATAAAATATGAGTAGATGTTGAAGTTGTTTGAATATACCCACCTTGAGTTTCAACTGTTCCAACTGGTGTAGCTTTAAGTTTGATGCTATTAAATGTTTGAGTTTCAAGAACTATGTTACCAAGTTTTGAGACAAAATAAATGTATCCTGTTTGTGTTTGTCCCACCAAACTTGATGGATGAGACATGTGAGTTTCCCACTCAGGTGCAGGCTGTTGCTGAAATATTGAAGCAATTGATGTACGAAGTGGTGAAGTGACTGTGAACGAACCTTTATCTCCCATGATGCCAAGAAGACCACCAGTTGATGAACGTGATGAAATTCGTGTATCACCATCCTGTGCATTCAATTCAATATGACCATGTCTCGCAACTTGTGAAAATGCAACTGGCTCTGGAGCATAAAAAGGTAGCATAGCAAATGTATTTTCTGCAGTCATATTAATTGTATGTCCTGCACTACATGTCCAATTATCACCAGCAGCCATATTTGTATTCATTGCCGATGTAAGCTTTACGGAACCTCCACTTATATTGTATATACCTCTTGCGTCACCAGTATAATCATTTTGAATTCGATGTAAATGATTACCAACATTTGTTTCAATTAAAGGAGCGGTCTGAATGATTTCATTAACACTACGATGTTGAATTGATGAACCAAGCATGTCAATTTTACCAGTTTGTACTTTCACATTATAATCACCATCTTCAACAGTTAAATTATGGTTACTACTACCACAAACTTTAACTTCAAAGTTTTCACCTGCTAAACGAGCAGAATTGATCATTAATGCTAAACCACGGCGATGTGTTGAATACTTTGCTCCTTTTGTATATTCATAGCTATGTGCTTCCGTGAAATCATATTTGTCAGACATGTTTTGTTTGACAACTGTACCATCGGGATGTATTTCACGAAATGTACCCGAACGATGATATTCATGAATTCTTTCTGCATTTGGTGTATCATCATATTCAATTATGTGTCCTGATTCTGTTTGCAATACATGATTAAAAGGATATACTGCATTATAAGGTGGCTGTGGTTGGTCGTATTTAAAACTTGGTACAGATGTTTGAATGTTTCGATTAACATTCAATGTTTTTGAAAGTAGCGGTTCTTTAAATGCAGAATTTGTTTGCTCATACGTTGATGTTTCAGAAACTTCAGAATCATATCGTATTGTTAAGTCATTGATACCTCTTGCAAGTTTTGGTGTTGTTGCTGAATCTTCTTCACCAATTCTTGGATATCTTGAAATAAATTCATCTTCTTCTACGTCTACGCCAAGCTCATCTCCTCGCCGGCGTCTTACATTAACGGGTGGTTGAGGAAATGCTCTTCTCTGTAGATTTGAGCCTTCACGAACATCTTTAAAGCCAAAGTCTGCCCAGTTTGAATCATCTGAAGGATTTAATTTTTCTGGCTTTCTTGCATAGCCACCAAGTGAACCGATCACTAATGGCTGTTGTGCTTCCTCACCATCAAGAAAAAAGCCAACTACCCACGAACCATCAACAAGACCATTTGGTGAATGCCCAACATCAGTCTGTGCGGCAGATGTCACAGGTTGCATTACCATAGCCCAAGGTAAAGTATCTGTTGGAACATCATCACGGCTCTCCGAATGAAAGCCAAAACAACGAACACGAACACGTCCAAGAAAATTTGGGTCCATGCGGTCTTCTACCACACCGACAAACCAAATCATATTTTTTCCAAATGATAACGAATTCGTTTCAAACATATTAATATCCTACAGTTTTTTTAATTAATGAACGTTTTCTTGTTGCATCATGATAATTATCAACAGCATCAGAAGAAAGTATTGATGTCATAACTAAATCTTCATCCGGTTCTAATAATATATCTTTTGCTTCTGCTTTAATTCCTAAGGCACTTGATGGTATCTCAGGTACTAATTGATAATTATTTGAAATGGTATCAGTTACTAATTCAACGATTAATGAATATTTTTTAGCAATATCAATTGAATGATTGATTCTTGTTACCATATATTTACCACTTAAATAAGCATCACCATCTTGATTTGTATTTTTAGGAAATACGAATTCAACAATATCACCAATAGCAATTTGTCCAGATGAATCACCAGGTAATACAACTTGTAAGATCAATGAATCAATACTTGCTTGCATCGCCAATCTTCTCTGTAGTATTTCTGCAGAATGTATTGTACGGTCTTGAGATTCAGGATCACCAGTATGAAACATTACAACACCAGCAACTGTGCTTGGACTTTCTTCTGAAAGTTTATGAGTTATATCACTATTGTTTGTGGTTAATAAAAATTTATCATTATTGATATGATGAAATTTTCTTGCATCTCTTTGATAATAAAATTCATTTGTTTTTACATGTCGCTTTTCAATATCAACAAACGAGTACTGAGAAGAATACATACCTCTTGACATATTTTTAAATACATCAAACTTCTCTTTAATTTTGTAATCAGTAACAATATTCCAAGCACCGAGGTTATCACGATTTATATTGTCTGCTGGTATGTACATTAATTTTTTATATATTTTTTCACTTGCTCGTTTTTTAAATAAATCTTCAAGACTAATAAAACGAAATTTATTGATATCCTGAAAGAAAAAGAATAATGTACCAGTTTCAGATATTGCTCTTTTACATAATTTATTTATTATACGAAAAGGTGAATAATAAGGTGCTAAGTATTTTTCAACATGTCCGGATTCAGTTTCAATTGAATAATAATTTGAAAATTTATCTTTATGTTTTATTGAAAAATCACCTTCTTTTGTAAACGAGATTGAAGAATCATCAATCATCTTAAAATACTTTATACAAATATATTCAATTATTTGTGAAACATTACCATCATTAAATGCTTTTGATATTTTTTGTTTCTCACTTTCAATAGCAACATTTGATGTCAAGTATAATGTATACATGTATGAATTTTCATTCACTTTTGAAACAGGAGAAATTCCAGTTACTCGCATTCTCAACAATATACAAATGGGTGTATTCATTGAACGAAAACAAATTTCAATTGTTTCTTCACCAATGATTGGAAAATCTGTGAGCAAATGGTTTGCATCAACAATTGTGATAGATCCTGTCAAACAATTTGAATATAAATCTTCGTATATACTAAAATTAGTATAAACAAAATCAAGACCATATTGTTTAAACCGAATATCCTCACCTTTATCATCTCTTGGTGATTCAAGCATTAAAGAGATCAATTCATAATCACCGATTTGTTCGGGAAATAGATCTTCTTTTTTTGTTTTTGAAAATATTGTCCTCATGCGTTATTTAATGTTTGTGCAAAATCATTGTGTATACGAATCATCGAATTATTATCGAATGTTTTAATTGTTCTTTTTCTTTCATTGTCTTGCATAAATTTATCATAATTTGACAAACTATAAGATTTATTTGGTGAGTGTTGAGATACCTCTGTGCCACTTGCATCGTACCATTGATATACTGACTTCATTGCATTTCGAATTGAACCATGTTTTTTAATAATTAACTTATCAAGTATTTCTGACGGATGTATCCAATCATCAAAAATATTATAAACATTATTTAAAATTAATAAAACATATGTGTAATCAACTGTACCATATAATTCATAGCTTGCTTGTTCAGGGCGTTGTTCTGCATCAAGAGAATATGAATCTTTGATCAAATAATCATCGTTTCTTGTAATGTAATCCATAATCTTTGTACGAATTGAAATATCAATTAGCGAAACATTTACATTTTCAACTTTTACTAAGGTTTTTGGAAAATTACGAAAATAATTCATTTGAATATATCCTCAACTATTGGTTTTGGCTTTCTTGATATTGTAACACTTTCTCTTGTAAACTGTTCTTTTTCTTGAATACCTAAATTTAAAATTGTCTGTGAATAGTAAACTCGACTATCTTCCTTTTTCATTAAAGATAATTCTACACCTTGCTGATGTTCTTCATGTGATGCATCAAAGAAAATACCATAACAAGGTAAGATATTGAATTTATCAAATTCTTTATTGTTAATAAAAATTGTCATCCAAATTTCATAAGGATATTTAAAATGATTATCATACTTTAAGTCTTTACTATTCATTCCACCATTAGCAGTTGTCGGCAAAATGTTCTTCAGAAAAGTTTTTTCAATTTTAAGAATTGTATCGGCTTCAGCAATATTTCTTGGTCTTAATGTCCAACTTAAACGAAAGAAACGATAGTGTGATGCGCTACCATTAAACATCAACATTAAGTTTTGATTATATGCCATGCCATTTTTATATGCAAACGCTTTTACTGCATCAACACTTGATGTTGTTATTTGTGTGTTTACATATGATTTAATGCCATTTTTAATTGCTTCGGTTGACAGGGCATTTGCGAATACCTTTTCAATTGACTCAGCACTTAGATCATTCATCCTCTTTGCTTCATTGTACAATAGAGAACCAAGAACACCAAGATTTGTTTCATTATAAGCTATACCTAATACATCACGAAATAAGTCAGGAGTTACCGGTAAAAAGATATCAGGTTTATATCGATTATACTTTGCAAGATTTATACTTGTTGGATCATATGTAACACTAGGACTTGTTTTAGTTTTTTCATAAAACTGAAATCGAATATAGTTTTTTATAAGTCCTGTACCTAAATCGGCAGGAAACCTTAATTCATTCGGTGTTGACATATTAGGTATAGTTTATATCTTCACTTGTTGTGACGGTAATATCTGTTAATGATACACGAAGATTATACATTGTATGAAAATATTCATCATTATATTGAACCATTGGCGGATGTGGTCCGCTGAGGTCATGTTCAAGATAAATGTTTCGAATAACAAGTTCTTTTGGAAAATTTGTTAAGTGTGTTATTTCTTCAAGGTCTGTTGCTTCTGATAAATTTCCATAATTGTTGTTGACTTTTCTTTCAAACAATTTAATCTTAACTTTATATGGTAATTTATATGTTACACTATACAACCCAGAAGGCATCACAGGATTGTTTTCTTTTACATCTCGAGTTTCATTTTTATCTGAAAAAGAAGAAACAGCAACTTCTTGTATTTTATCAAGCATTGTTTTATTGTCAATTTTAGGTAGTGCTGCTTTCTGTAAGACCGCAATGATTGTCTCAATTGAATCTGCATCTTGATAATTGTTTGGAAATATATTCCATTCAAGAATGAAATCACGAACTTTATCAACACCTTCAAACATCAGTGTATGATTTGATCTTACCGTTTGACCAAATGCTTGATTGATAATTGGCAATCCAAAACTAGTTGCCTGCATAACTTGTTTATCAACCCAAGTTGATGCCGCCTTTGATGCTTCTTCAACAACCGTACCCATACTTTCCATAATTCCAGAAACAAGACCAGTTGTTCCTGAAGAATTGAAAGCATCACGAACTCGGTCAGAACTATTCATGACAAGTTCACCCGAGATTCCTAAGTCAGCACCTCTCCAATTGATCAAGTGGTTCTCAATTAACAATCCTTTTGGTGCAGGTAAGTATATAGATGCCTTTGTTTTATCATCAGGTGTTCCTACTGCTGGATCAATTTTGTTCTCAACAATATCCATTCTCATAAATATTTTTTGAAAATCTCTTTTTTTGTATGGATATGTTAAAACAGTAACTGACAATTGTACCTATGCGTAAAACAAAATATCGTCAAGGGAAGTTTGTACCGAAACACATTGAAAAATATAAAGGGAATTCTCGTAATGTTATTTATCGGAGTTCCTGGGAAAAACGCATCATGGCGTTTTTCGATGAATCATCAAATGTACAATGGTGGAACAGTGAAGGTTTAATTGTTCCCTATATGAATCCAATTGACAAGAAGATGCATTCATATTTTCCAGATTTTGTTTTCATGAACAAAAACAATGAAGTATATATGGTTGAGATCAAACCATATCGTGAAACACAACCACCAACAAGGCGAGGAAGAAATTATAAACAACAGGCGATTGTATATATTATCAATCAATCAAAATGGAAACAGGCTAAGGAATTTTGTGCAAAGCAGAATTGGAAATTTGTAGTCTGGACAGAAAAGGAACTAGGTAAAATGGGAATCAACATCTAAGTTGAGAATGTTTATAAGATCTACTTGACTATGTACACTACATATGATATAATCAGATAGGTGTTTTATTTGACCTGGAACCTTATCATATGGAGTAAACGTGAAAAAATATGAAATAACAACCTTTGTGAGTGAGCTTCCACATAGCCTCTTGTTTTGTAAGGATAACTATAGTACTCTGATTGATTCGCCAACAGGTACTGGCAAAACTGAACTGATGTTTCAACGGGCAAAACTTCTCGAGAAAGTAATCATTGCCTTTCCTTACACATCACAAGTTCTTCAGCAACAAGAAAAGCATCCTAATTTTCAATATCTTCTTGACAATCAGAACTTTGATTCAGATCTTGGTACTAAAATTGTTTGTACCTATGATAAACTTGTATCATTGATCAAGAGAGACCTAGACCTGAATGAATATGAACTTCATCTTGATGAATGTCATAATCTATATCTTGCTGCAAACTATCGTGGCAATGTCATGTACTATATCTCAAACGCAATACGGCAGCGTTCATTCAAAAAAGTCAATTTATTTTCAAGTACATATGAACCAAGATATCTAAGTAACTTCTTAATTGTTGATGAGCATATCAAAATCACACAAAAGAATCGAAAGAAAGATGTAGTTACTTGTGTTCATATTGAGAATAGTGATAAAGTTACAATGAATGAGGTAATGATTAATCACTTCACACGAAATGTCGAACGAAAAGAAAAGGTATTGATCTATCGAAACAATAAAAGTGAGAATGTAGCACTTGCACAATCTCTTGAAGACCTTGGATTCCGACCATTGTCAATCGATAGTGATCAGAAGAATGAAGAAGAGATCATTCAGATGCTAAAGAATGAACGCATTGCTAAAGATGTCGATGTGATCATTACAACGTCCATGTTAACAGAAGGTATCAATCTACTAAACAAAAGTATTTCGCAGATACATTACATTGATAAGGATAAGAGTGCTGATATCATTCGTCAATTTACCAGCAGAGCAAGAAGTGCAAATCATGAATCATACATCTGGTATAAAAAAGATGAAAACTTTGAGGTAAAGAAAGATGTATTTGAAGAATGGTATGATTTTACTGACAATGCTAAGTCACTTGAGATTGCTTTAAACACTCTTGCAAAAAATTCAGAAGAGAAAAATCACAATCGTATTATTGATCAAACATTGAATACAATGTCAATGCTTCATAAATCATGGCGGCAATATGGCTTTCGTAATGTAAATGGTGAAGTAAAGATTGATTATACTCGAGTTGCAAATTATTTCTATGAACTTGATGTAACAAATCAAAGTCACAATTCATATATTCTAGGTCAAGAACTTGAAAAGTATAAGTTTGATGTAAACTATACAAAGTTCTATGTAGAGATCAATAAGAATGATCAAGAACAATCAAAAGAAAATTCAAGAGTAGTTCGCAATGAACGTAAGCTTGAAAAAATATCAATCATTTCAAATTATATCAAGAGTGATGTCAATGTAAACAAAAGATTGCGTGAACTTCTACTGCAAAAGAATCGAACTGCATCTGAAAATCGTGAGATTAAAATTGCAAAAGAGTGGCTTGCTTTGAAGAAACGTCATGTTGATCCAAATGATATTCTTGAAATCATTAAGAATAATACAGTCAATCGTGCAAAGTATCGGCTATCTCTCAAGGCACAGATGCAAAATGATTTGTTGTACAAATACCTATCAAAGAATCTAAAATTGAATTATCGATATGATGCAAAGGAACGAAGTGATGTCCTGATTGCTGCTGAACAAGCGATTGAAAATGAACATCATATTAATCTAAATATAAAAAAGATACACACTGGTGAAATACATGGCAAAGCCAGCAAAGGTATCTTTGAAAATATTTTTAATATCCAGAAGCATGTACTTAACGGGAAGGCAACAATCAGCATAACATCTTTTGATCCGTTATTTTTTAATACAACCAATTAGAACAAATAACTATGAACTTACAAGAAGCTTTTCAATTTTGTGAGCAAAACAATATGCCTTATTGTTTCTCATTGTTTCAACCATACTCTGCAGATTTCTATCAATTTATGGCTGAAGCAAGAGAAAAAAATTTGAAGCATGAAGATGACCTTGAATTTCTAGGAACAACAGACCTGGGAACTTTTGATTTCATTGAAGAAGATGGTAACATAAAATATGTTCCACTTGATTTACCTGTAATGTGTGAAGCAAAGGCAGAGTATCAAGGACAAAAGGTTGAACTTAACAAGCCAAAAAGAGGTGGTGATAAAAAATTCTATGTGTATGTCCGTGATTCGAAATCAGGAAACATTCGTAAAGTATCTTTTGGTGCTGCTGATGGTGGTGGGAGCTTGAAAGTTAAATTCAATGATCCAAAAAAGAGAGCATCGTTTGCCGCTCGACATAATTGTAAAGGTGCTACAGATAAAACAACCCTTCCCAGATATTCGGCAATGCTAGGCATGGAAGTTAATAATCCTGGAGCATATTGGTAAATTATGAAAAAACAAACACATAGCGCAAATGTCTACAAGATTACTAATAACATAAATGGAAAAATTTATGTAGGAAAAGATGAAGGAGGTCAAGCTGAAGATTATATGGGATCCGGTCTTTTAATTGACCGAGCCTTTGAAAAATATGGACGAGAGAACTTTACGAAAATTATCTTAGAAGAGTGCGAAAAGTCAGTATGCGGAGAAAGAGAAAAATATTGGATAAAAGAACTAAAGTCTCAAGACCCTGACATTGGCTATAATATTTCACCTGGTGGTGATGGTGGAGATACTATCTCAAACCACCCTGACCGTGAAAGAATTATTGAACAGATTGGTAATTCTCTAAAAGGTAGAGAATTCAGTGATGAACATCGCAAAAAGATTGGAATAAAAAGCAAAGGTAATCAATATGGGAAGTTGAATAAAGGTAAACCGAAGACAGAAGAACATAAGGAAAAACTTCGTCAAGCAGCAATAAAACAGGCTCAAAGACAAAAAGAAACTGGACTCACAACAAAAGGTTTACCTGTAAAGGGCGCAGATCCTGAAAAACATTCAAAAGGACTCAAAGCAGCATGGGCAAGGCGAAGGGCGTCAGGTGAATTAGATACACCTGAATTTAAAGAAAGAATGAGAAAAATTGGAATGAAGGCTCATGATACTCCACGAACATACTGGTAAAAATGTCTCATTTTGAACAATTTGCAAATGTAAGAACAATTCAGAATTCAGTTGAACATTTTGTTTGGCATCGTGATAAATATGATCGGATTGTTCGATTAGTCTCAGGTAAAGATTGGTATATACAAATGGAGCATGAATTGCCAGTTCATTGAAAAGGAAATGTGGCATCGTGTACTCTGTACAAATGATGATGTAGAAAACAATCTAATAATCTCTATCAAGGATATAAAATACTAACATGCAATCCTTCAACGAATTCTTAACTGAGCGGTTAAGACAAGATCCAGACTTGAAAACAAAAAAGTCCACACCAGCTAAGAACTACAAAGGTCTTGGTAAGGGAACAAAAGAAGCTCGAGAAAGACATTGGGAAAAAAATCGTGATAAAGCAGACAATGATTCGTCTGCTTATGAACCAGCGCCTGGAGATAAAGATGCTAAAACTAAACCTTCAAAATATACAAAAGCTTTTGAAAAGCGATTTGGTAGCACGAATGAAGACATTGCTACCAACGTTGTTATCGATCTATCTTCAGGTAAAAAAGAGAAACCGGGTGCTAGTAAAGATTCTGCTGAAAAGAATACTGAAGAAGAAGATAGTCAAACTACAGGAGAAGTATCCGAAGATGTCATGGATCTTGGAGAGGCTTTACTAGATGAGGATACAGATGCAG